TAAAAGCCGCATAAATACAAGAAAAGCACGGTATTTAGCCATTTGGCAACCGTGCTTTTTAAAGTGAGCGTGCGGGGATTCGAACCCCGGACAACTTGATTAAAAGTCAAGGGGTCAAAATGCTCTCAAACCGCATAAACTCAATTGTCTTTAATTTTGGTTGGAACGAAAATGGAACATTTCGTAACCAACGATGATTATAATATCACATCATTTTCGACATTGCAAGCATTATTTTTAAATTTTTATGTAAGTTGCTGAACAATACCCTGTCTTACCGTTGATAGGGTATTTAACTTTATGCCACTTGCTACCTTTTTTAAGAATCCGTACCGTTGAGCCTTTAGGCATTGTGCAAACAATCTTAGATTTTGTACTAGCACTCTTTCTAAGGATAAGCGGGTCACTTTTTGTAACGACTTTTCCATATACTCCTGCTTTCTTTGTTTTTTTCGCTGTGGTGCCTGCAATGTCTGATTTAAATTTGTTCCATCCCTTGTTATTCTTTCCAATCCATGGGTCTGGACAGTCCTTGCCGTTAACATCCCAGTGTCGGATAACGTGATCTGCATCAATGTTATACTTTTTCATGTAGTATGTAACTAGCCACACTAAATCCTTGTACACATCTGCCGGTACACCACCTACGCAATTGCACATTTCAATGCTTAAGCTGTTTGCATTTGTAGCAACCTTGTATTTGCTACCTGCACCATTTTTTAAAGTATAACATCCACCTACTGCCCATGCTACTCTCTTAAGAGATACAGATTTATATACAACTCCACTACCATCAATAAAACAATGAGCAGAAGCGTGTCTGTTTGGTCCTTGAAAATATTTGCAGTTATTTAAGGCTGTATCTCCTTTGTTCCCTGTAAAATGCACAACGATATATTTAATATCACTTAGCTTTCTAGTTCCGCCGTAATTGGAACTATGAGCAAATTTGTTGATAAATTTCATTTTATTCCACCTCTTTGTGTGTATTTTCTGTTAAGTCAACAGGTCCTTGATAATCTGGGTCTACTGCCTGTCCTAATTCTTCATAAGACATTGCGTTGACACTATCCCCGATTCCCTTTGTTGTTGGGTCCACCAATACCCCGACAGCCACTAAGATATTAAGGATGATACCTACAAGCTGTGATACTGCATCCTGTGCTATTGGTGCTGTGATACCTAAGATTCCAAGAATCTGGTAGATGAATGCAATTAAGGCAGAAGCCAATGCTACTAATGTTGCTTTATTCTTGAAACGTAATTTAAGATTCATAGTTTCTCCTTTCACTATATGTAAAAATATGTTATTATGTTTCCAAATCATTTATTGTAATTGTTTTCATCATATAAACCCTATTACCCTGTTACCCATGTAGCAAATACGTTAAGCCACGCACCTGTTTCAACAGTAATACTTTTAGTTGTTCCATATCTTTCAACTTTACATATCCCTGTCGTTCTGACAGTAAGTAAAAACCTGTTAAGTCCGCTTCCTTGACATAGAAAACGACTTTCCTGTGATGGTGCAAATTTTTTATCAAACGTTAAAATACTATCGTGTGTAGACCATGCCGTATTATTTTTTAACGCTCCCTGCAAAAATACAATATTTCCAATTTTCCGTACTCTTGCATGTGAATTACTTGTGTATGGAACGATGCCATTTCCGTATTTACACTCAACCCATCCTGTGTCCTCTATAATGTCTTGCTTTTTGTTTATATTTTCGGACAAATTCTCAATATTTGTTGTTATATCTTCAATTTGAAGTCTCTTTTTCAAATACTCTGAAAGATTTGAAACCTTTACTTTTTTTGCATCATTCCCACCGATGATTAAATATACATCATCCGTGGGAATTTCCTGCTCTGGCAAATCATTAATTAATATAAGAGGTACATTAACCGCCATAATATCACTCCTTAATCATTCAGTTTATTATCTTTGATGAAGTCTCTAATAGCTTTAATATGTTCCCTCAGTTCATCGTCAACAACGTAAAAATTGCCCTTATTATTTCGGCTGATTGGCTCTCCTGTGCTATCGTTAATCTCGTTGTATGTATAAGTCACTCTGTCTCCACCGTCAATGTTTAATACCATAAAACTGCTAAGTTGTTTCATTTAACATTTCCTCCTGTTCTTCAATTAACGAATTGATTTCGTCAATATATTCTTGCTCATAGTCTATCTCTTCTTCTTTTTCTTCGTGGTTATATTCTTCCAATCGTTCAAATTCGTAATCTCTTTGAACAACTTTAAGTTCCCACGAAAACTTAAGATTTTCTGTACCATTTACTAAAAAGTAAGTAGGTGTTTTTTCTTCTACCCATAAATCGCCTTTACCCTCTTTCTGCAAAAACACTTGATATTCAACATCTGTATTAACTGTCTCTTGGAACACATCATCTATATCTATATAGCATTTTCCTGTTTCGTCAGTCTGTGCCGTTCCGATGTCTCCAAACATTGGTGTTGGTGTTTCATAACAATATTGCAGTCGTTTGTTATAATTTTCTGTTTGGATTATTCTGCTTTTACTTCCTGTTGTAGATATTCCTGTAGGTGTTATCGTGGATATCTTTTTCATAAATCCAGTTTGCACGGTTATTTCATTGTAGTTCATGTAAGCAACATTATCTAATTGACTTGGCATCCATGTTGCCATTCCTTTACTGTTATTTTTCATAACAGCTAAACCATTCTCCCCGCAAAAACTAGTTTTACCAGAACCATCATTATTTGAAGAAATTTGTAATCCAGAAAACAAAGTTGGTTCTATACTTATCAGTCCATTTCCAACAAATGGATATCCATAACAGGCAATTTTCAAGCCAGACCAATCAATTTTCAAAGATTCTTTAGAATCAGAAGTATAACCAACAATAGTATCTAAAACATCTTTCAATATAATTTTAGAACCCCTAATTGTTCCTTTTGATATATCAAGCCCATCTTTATTCCATTGTCCTACTAATGCATTGCTTGCATCATACATTTTCAGTTCGCCATTGGCATTATCCAATCCACCTAACGATAATGCTCCACCTCTTGCATATGTAAAGTTGATATACAGTTTTCCGTCAGACCCACGATAAATACCTTGCCATGCTCCGTCATTGGTTAGAAGATTAAAGATTTCTTCATGTGTCAACGCATCAACATCTATTGCAACAGGAATTGTCTCAATGTCAAGAACCTCTGTAAATCCACCTGCCGCATACATCGTACATCTAAGTGCTGCTACATCTCGAGGGATACCGATTGCTTTATTGCTTGCTGCTTGAATCGCTCCGCCATTCGTTGTTGCAAGAGCACCATATAGGCTGTGAGTGATTGATGTTTCATCTGTGGATGAAGTATAGACAGTTTCGTATGTGTCTCCGTCAATCGTTTCCTCAATCTTAAATCGGCATTTATATGCTGTTCGTGCTGTTGCTGTACCATCACGATAATAACCAGACAGTGTAATATAGTTCGGCACCATTGAGCTGTCCGCTGATCGTTTGATGATTCCTGCGGATGGTTCCATAAAGTAGGTTCTTCCTGCACTTCCTTGATCGCCTTGTGGTCCTGTTGCACCTGTTTCTCCGGGGATACCACCCTTTAATTTAGCAATATCAAATCGTTTTGTGACAGAATATGTATTAAGGTAATTAGCTGTAATATCTACCCATCCAACCTCTGTTGTTAATCCTGTTACAGTATAGGTGTGTGTTGAACCATTCCAAGCACCTACGACACCGCTTGACTTCTGCACGTTGTAAGTACAGTCGTTAGATATATCGGTATGACCGTATAAAACCTGTGCTGTCGTGTGACATTCTGGAAACGCTGTGTATTCTCCTTTG